TCATCATTGTGTAGTAGTGACCACACCGACCAGACGATATGGTAATAATATGCTCGTAGTCTTCTCCAGTATCGTATAGATATGTTCCCATCAACTCTGGATCCGCAGTAACTACAAAGTCAATTTCTTCTGGCAACGGCATTTTCCATTTAGTAAATGGGTAGCAACAGTAGAGAGAGGCATAGAGGTTACGAACTACCTCTGGCGTTAGCTTCATACTTTATTGATACACCCTCTAAATTCAAATTCATCTTCTCCGCAAACTTGAATAAGCTCTGGAAGCATTAATCTGCTACGTTCAAACGATAGTAAAGCAAATCCTGAGCGCCAGTCCTTACATCCGTCTTCCGTGTAATGTACGAACTGTTCTCCATTTGGATCAGCTAGAGTCCCTGTTTGAACGCCATAGCGAGTTCCGTTATAGTCGGTGATAGGTTGGACTGCAAGATTGTGCGTATGGCCTGTAATCATGCTTACACCAGCGTTAAGAGCATTAGATCTACCAGCTCCAAAGCCACCTTTCCAACGGTGTTTAATACAAGTATCTTCGTTAACCCAGTATGACCAGCAAGGCTGCCAGCGTGGAAAGTGATCTTTTAAAGTAAATCCTGATATACCTTCATACTGGGGAACTTGGGCTGCCAAAAACGTTTCAAAACGGGCATCATGATTTCCCATTGTCCAAACCAGATCTGCACCTATGGAGGCCGTCTCAATGTTACCCATAAAATCTTTGCAAGCCTCTAACTCTTCTTTTACTGATGGACTCTTTGACCAGCCTATTCTGGGATGTCTACTGTTCTGGCTGCCGTCAAATATATCTCCATTAGCAATCACCACTTTAGGGCGGAACTCTTTAATAATCATTAAAAGAGCTTTGTAGGCCGTTGTGTATTCATCAGGCCAAAAGTGAGCATCTGAGAATACGACAACTCTGCCCTTTTCCATATCTATGCCACGTCTAGCGTTGCCTATGACTTGTTCTAGTTTTTTGAGGGGTGAGAACCTGTTATCATCTAGGGTTGGCAGTTTGATCTTTAATCTATTTTCAATAGAGCGTCTTCTGTTGTAAACAGAACGAACATCCATACAATGTTCTGTTGCAAATTTTTGCGGACTACCTATTTTCAGCCAAGATTCTATGAACTGGTCATCAGTTAAAAAGTATGCCGCCATGCGTAGCCCCACTTGCTATATGATTAACAGATATTATGACTCTTATATGTAAGTTTTGTGTAAACCATTGAATAATAACAAAAATGTACCGAAATAGGAAATTACTTGAAATACTTAGACAATCCCCATGCCAGGCGTGTGGTCGAGAAGACGGCACAGTTGTGGCTGCACATTCCAATCAGCTTCGAGACGGTAAAGGAAGAGGAATTAAGGCACATGATTACCGCATCGCAGCAATGTGCTATTCGTGCCACATGGAAATCGACCAAGGCAAATCGCTCTCCAAGGCTGAACGTGTTGAGAGATGGGAAGAAGCACACCGCAAAACTATTGGCTGGCTTTTTGAGGCAGGAAAACTAGATTTAGTCTAAATACCACAAAATTAACTAAATGTAGTTGTTTTTTTAAAAATTATGATATATTACGTAGGTCAGGCCCACAACTGACATGCGTCTCGTCCACATCTCCTAGCAGACTTGTGCAACGCAAGCCCTCGGATCCCACGATCCCCCAAAACCCCTAGCCTAAAAAACTAGGGGTTTTCCTTATCTACTGTAACAGCTGTTACAGCAAAAAAACTGTTGCAAATATTTTTTCTCTGATGTAATCTACAAAGGCTAGGAGGAAATGTACGAGATGATATTTATCATTCAATACACTTCCTCTCTGCTACACCATACAGGTCGGACATAACAGCAGCTGTATGGGAAGAACCCCTACTGTGGGAAAGATTTGTAACAGGGGAAGAGGTGGCGAAGAGAGAGCCTCTAATCGGACGTCTGTCGGGTGCAGTGGCTCCATTAGGCAAACTGTTGAAGGCATCTAGGAAAGGCTAGGTGCGTTCACCATTTGGCAATGAGTCATATGGGGATTAAGTGAGATACAAGCCGTTTAGTCAAGAAGTGCATGATGCGTGTGATCCAGTCGCTAGGGCAGCGGTCATTGGCTACATGGCAAAGCGGTGGAATCTTACAGCGGTTCCTAATCCAGACAAATACAAAGTAGATCTGATTGTTGAAAATGAGTTCATGGTTCCTATTGGCTACGCAGAGATTGAAATGCGTGACTGGGAATCTTGCCCGTTTAGAACAATACACATACCGAGCCGTAAAAAGAAGTTGTTTGACAATGACATGCCAACCAATTATTTTGTAGTGTCCAGGAGCTTGAAAAAAGCCTGGTGGTGTAACACCGATGTGATCCTTAATTCACCATTGATTGAGGTTCCAAATAAAGCAGTAAAAAGCGGTGAGTATTTTTATGATGTTCCGATTAACCAATTTAAAGAAATAGTGTTGTAAACTATTTGACCCATGCTAGGAGTTAGAAATGAAAAAAATAAAACTATCTGAAATTCGTATTGATGGTGGCACACAAGCCCGTGAACAATTAAATCAAGATGTTGTAAAAGAATACGCAGAACACATGCGTGAAGGCGCAGAGTTTCCAGCTATTACAGTATTTTTTGATGGAGTTTTTTATTGGTTAGCTGACGGGTTTCATCGTTACTTTGCAGCCAAGTCAAATGCTTATGCTGAGATCCTTGCTGATATTAAAACTGGTACTTTGGATGATGCCACTTTGTTTGCTTTTGGCGCTAATGGTAAGCGTGGTCTATCAATGTCTGCTGGTGACTATCGCAAGATCATCTATTCAATGCTCTGTCATGCAGTCTGGAGTCAATGGTCAAACGCAGAGATTGCCCGTCATGTAGGTGTTTCTAAAATGACTGTAGGCCGTGTTAAGGCTACTATCGAATTGCCAGATGAGCCAGTCAAAAAGAAATACATCAAAGATGGTGAAGAGCGTGAGATGACCACCACTAATTTAGGTAAAAAACCTAAGACGACTATACCAGATGTCACTACAGCAGATCCCTTAAACGAAATGAAAGATCAAGTCAGTGAGCTGGTTGATACAGTCAATCAGCTGTCAGATGAAAATACAATGCTGCGTGACAAGATCGCTATCGGTCAATGGGATGCCAGCGAGATTGAAAAAATTGATGCGGAAGAAACCATTAAAAATTTACGGGAACAGATCCGTGTTTTAGAAATTGATAACAAAGCTCTAAGAGACAGTCGTGATATGTATCAAAGCCGCAACTCAGAATTAATGAGGACTGTTAAATCTTTGCAGAAAAAAATAAAAGGTGAATGATGCAAGACTATTCAGCATACATAATCAACGCCCAAAAATTTATTAGGGCAATAGAGGAAAACGCTAATAAGAATAACTACAAAGTAGCATTTGAAATGGCTTATCATTTAGGAACGCTTTCGGATATGTTGAAAGAGTCACTACTGAAACATCAAAATAAATAAGGCGCAAGCCTAGCCCAAGCCAGAGGGATTCTGGCAGTTAAAGGATAAGCATGAATTTAGAATTAAGACCTCATCAACTTGAGGTTATTGAACAATTAAGAGAAGGGTTTCGTCAGGGACACAGATCTCAACTACTATATGCCCCAACAGGTTTTGGCAAAACTGAAGTAGCAATCTATCTCATGAAAGCTACTTCAGACAAATACAAAAGAGCAGCCATCGTTTTGGATCGTATTGTTCTGTGTGACCAGACCAGTATGCGTTTGACCAAGTATGGAATTGATCACGGAGTATTCCAAGCAGACCATTGGAAGTTTGACAAGACTAAACGTCTTCAAGTTTGTTCTGCTCAGACTTTAGAAAAGCGTAAAGACTTTCCAGAGATTGATCTTTTAATTGTAGATGAGTGCCATATTGCTCGCATACAAACTTCAGAGTTTATTAAAGCCAATCCCAAAGTAAGAGTCATAGGATTAACTGCGACCCCATTTACCAAAGGTCTGGCAGATCTATATACAAATGTAGTTTGTGGATCTACAACTGAAACTCTGGTGTTAAACAAGTGGCTGGCTCCATTAAAAGTCTATATCGCTAAAGAAATTGATATGACTGGGGTGAAGAAGGTTGCTGGTGAGTGGGCGCAAGATGCGGTAACAGAGCGTGGCATGAAGATTACAGGGGATATTGTTGAGGAATGGATCAAGATGACTTATGAAATCTTTGGCAGACCTCGCAAGACAATTGTATTTTGTTCTGGTGTAGCACATGGAGCCGACCTAGTAGAACAGTTTGCTAGGAAAGGTTATAACTTTGTATCTATTTCATATAAGGACGACAATGAATTTAAAAAAGCAGCCATCGAGGACTTCGCCAAGCCTGATACAGATATACATGGTCTTATCGCTACTGATATTCTCACTCGTGGGTTTGATGTGCCTGATGTTATGGTTGGGGTATCAGCTCGCCCGTTTAGTAAGTCCTTATCTTCCCACATTCAGCAGCTGGGTAGGGTAATGCGTCCTTGTGAGGGCAAAGACTTTGCTCTCTGGCTAGATCATTCAGGTAACTTCTTGAGATTTAGAGAAGACTGGGATGAGGTTTATGAGGATGGAGTCAAATCTTTAGAAGGTAAAGGCGAGGCCACCAAGAAAGAACCAACTGAAAAGGTTAAGAAAGAATCTAAATGCCCTGTATGTGATCACCTTTGGCCTAGTAACAGTGATACTTGCCCAGGCTGCGGTCACATCAGACAGAAACGCAATCATGTAGATGCAGTTGCTGGTGAGATGATAGAGCTGGCATCTGGTCAAAAGTCTAAGCGTGATGATAAGCAACAGTTTTATTCACAGTTACTTTGGATCGCCAATGACAGAAGTTACAACCAGCATTGGGCAAGCCATAAGTATCGAGAGAAGTTTGGAGTATGGCCTAGAGGTCTTGAGACAACCTCCGCACCGCCAAGTTTGACAGTTCAAAATTGGATTAAACATCGCAATATTGCATGGTCTAAAAAAAGAGAGAAGATAAATGGATAAGCCAGAATATACCCAGTATGTAATGACCCAAGTAGAGGTAGCTGAGAAATTATTTATACATCCAAAAACTGTAATGGTTGTAGAAAAAAGAGCATTGGAAAAGATTAGAAGAATTTTAGAAAGGCGTGGCATTAAAGCAGAGGATATTTTAGAAGACTAGGCTGATACTATTTGTGCATTGAAAAATTAACAGTAGCCCTGTAGATGCAAACTTAATTTTTTAGGCTCACAGTAATGTATCAGCCGTAATGCGTTATTTATTGTGAGCCGCTCATAACAATGAGGTGGGCATTGAATCTACATATCCCACCACCCTTAATTATGAAAGAAGAATATGAGATTTGAAGAGTTTGCTAGAGCGCATGGCTTGATTATTAACTCAGTCCAGTATGGTAAATGGATGAGGGTTCCAACCACAGATAAACCAAGATCTTCTAATGGTGCTTACATTTTTGATGGCAATCGTGGAGCTGTGCAAAACTGGGCAACCATGGAAAAACCCGTGACATGGCAGTCTGAAACAGATAATCGCTCACTACCCATCATTAGGCAGCAGAACCAGCGAGCCATTCAAGAGCGACAGGATTTAGCAGATAAAGCAGCCAAGAAAGCTGGCTGGATCTTGCACCAATGCGTGAACAAGACCCATCCATATTTAGAGAAAAAAGGATTTCCAGAAGAGCAAGGCAATGTCTGGGAGACTGATGAGGGCAGCAAGCTAGTTATACCCATGAGGAGCGAAGGTTCGCTGGTGGGATGCCAGCTCATCGATGAGCAAGGGAATAAAAAGTTTCTTTACGGACAGAGAACAAAAGGAGCAGCTTTTTCCATTACGGATAAGCCCGATAACATTTTCTTTTGCGAGGGCTACGCTACGGCTCTCTCCATTCGTCAAATCATGAAGGCAAACAGCATGAGATACACCATCCATGTCTGTTTTTCTGCAAGCAATATGAAGGACATAGCACGGAGCATTCCCAATGGGATCGTCATCGCTGATAACGACCCCAACCATATTGGCGAGAGTGTTGCCATAGATACAGGCAAACCTTACTGGATCTCTGATGCAGTCGGTGAGGACTTTAACGATTACCATATGCGTGTTGGCCTTTTCAAAGCATCTCAGGCGTTGAAGAAGACTTTGATTGCAGTAAAGACTCCCCAAATAGCCTAATAAATTTTGCCTCAATCTGTCTTACAGCCTGTTTCGTTATTCCGTGGGGTTTGCCTGATTCTACCAGCGTAGCCCCCTTAACCCGAAGACTGAGGATCTCATAATAACGATCCAGAGTCTGGGGTCTAACGGATGCCTTATACAGGCTGCAAAACTTCTTTTTGGACGGGAACAGAAACATACGGAATGGAGAGGACGGATCCCCAGTAGCTACAGGAACCCGTCCATACTTCAAGCTATCCATCGTAGCTACCATCTACTTCCTCAGATTCTTCTACTTCAAAATCGACATCCCAATCGTTCCAGTTATCGTTATAGACCTCATCCATAGCGATTTCTTCTGCCTCTTCATAGTCTGGAGCCTCCACACAAACAATTACTGTTCCATAAACCCGCAGCTTTACTTCGTATGATTTCATTTTCATTCTTCATTCTCCTGTTTGAAGTAATTCATGGTCAAAGCAGACATAATCATTGTCCGCATCACAAGTCTTGCACTCTGGTTCGGGCTTGAGTTCGCCTCCTTTGGCATATAGATCCTCTACCTTTTGCCTTCTGTATGCCAGCCACTCATCGCTGGTCATCTTGTCAATATCAATCATGCCACTCCCTTTCGTTTTTGTTTAACCTCTTCAATCCAGCCATCAATTACATCCCAACAAATACCTACTTCACAATCGTGATACTTATCCATCAACCTTAAAACCTTTCTAGCATCTTCATAAGTCAGCTGCTCCCCGATATTCTCAGCTTGCTCGATAATGTCATCGCTGTGCCACCATTCAGCCATCCAATCAGGATCAAAATGACGCTGGACGGCTGCCTGTGCCTCTGATATTGCTCTACCAGCTGGAATATCTACCTCAATCATTACTTTCATTTAATCCTCCAATAAATTTCCCTGTATCTAATCGATAATTGGCAGCCAGCTCTTCCATCAGTCTGGACAGTAGATAAGCCATATCATCACCCTCAAAATCTAAAATGGCATGAACCCGTTGATACATATACTTCGTGGAAACCATGCTGTCTCCCCATCCGTTATCCATAATATTTCTCCAGATCTTCTTGAATCCATGCCATAGCAGTGCAGATCTCTCCCCACTCCTCATCGTATTGCTTGTCACCTTCTGGAATGCAATTCTCACGATAACCCTCCAGACCTTGCCAAATGGTTTCCAGAATGGATTCCATATTGTTATGTTTAAGCATTTTTATGCTCCTGTAAGTAATTATTGAATTGATTGATAAAAAAAGACTTGTCCAAATCGTGATCTACTTCATCGGCAATCGGGGCAACCTGTAACAGCTCTGGGAAAGCATCCCTAAGCCTTAAGGCATTCTTCATATCAGCCTTGTAATACAAGCAAGCCAGAGTATCGGCAAAGCCTCCCCGATTCTCCAGCAGCTGGGCAGATCGATGCCCTTGGTCATACTTCTGTTGATTACTAAACATAAATTTCTCCTAGCAGTTAATGATTACCAAATGGCAATCCCTATGCCCCGTAGGGCATGAGGATTACAGCACTTATAAAAATTCGCCTAAGCCCATCGATATAGGCAGCAACTGCACCAATCCAAAAAAGTAGCTGGATTTTTTAATTTTTATTGTCCAGACCCCTTTAAATAAAAGTTAAAACAGCACGGACAGCCACGGAAACAGCATAAACAGCACAGCAGACCACCAGAGAATCCAGCAGCCACTCACGATCATTTGAAAACATATAAAACCTCCTAGCAGTTGAACAGAGACCCCGGGAGGGGTTTCGCTGGAATCTCACCAGCTCGTCAGTCTGTTTATTTAATATATCCCTCCATTACCTTTTGACTGAGGGGCTTAGGGTTTAATTGATCTTGAATATCCTTTCCGAGCTGAATCCAGCTCTCAGGATTGACTAGACCCCTCTGGGGATAGTCTTCAGGCTTAGACTCGGCAACCTCCGCAGAGTAGCGCAGCAGAGCCTCGACAGTCATCATTGCAGCCAAAGGATGAGACTTAAGTATTTTTTGAAGTGTTGGAGATTCCATTATTAAAGCTCCTATAAGTTGCGGAAATAATGCCCGTTAGATTCAAAGTAATCCATCATCAAATCACGGGAAAATTTCTCGGTGTCAAAGTAAAAACGGAGATTCTCTGGGATCTCAGAGAGCATACCCGTGCTATCGATGTAATCCTCTGCAAAATCCTCATCGCTGTTAAATTCCCCAGCGTATGCCTCCTCTACATCGTCCAGAGATGAAACCCCGCAATTATCAAAGTAAGCAGAGATCACCTCATCTTCTAAGCTGCTGCACTGTTTCTCTTCTAGAAACTCCAGCCAGCCATCTAAATCAAAACCATCACAGCTGGAGCTGTAGAAGTGATGAGCGAGACCCTCAACGTCAGCACAGAGAACCTCATCAAAGGAAGAGGACGGGAACAGCTCTGAGAGCTGGAGCTGAATATCCTCCCAAGCTCCAACCTGATCGAGATCTACCCAGACCCCCTTAGTTGGTATGCCATCGATATAAAAAAAGCCCTGATTTTCCCCGCCAGAGTGCGGAGCACAGGCTGCATTAAGACGGGCATTGATTGATTGATCGAACATGATTAATTCTCCTAGCAGATGAAATGACGATATTGTCACCTCGTGATTTTAGAATGAAAACAAATTGACTGTAAAGCATTTTATTAAACTATTTTTGAGCCTTATATCTATTGAGCTGGCTGGTCGCTGAGGTGGCCTGAAAATAAAAAGGTCTGGTCACTTTGTCAGACCGGAAACTTAAAAGCCCGAAAGGTTTTCAATACAGTGCGAAGCACAACAGCCCAGATACTTCAGCACTAGGAGAGGAGATAGACCACCAGAGAGAGCAGAACCCTCCATTCTTGCTGTATCCGTCCTATAATCCGTCCTATGGATTCCTCACATATACCCAGATAAAGCAGAATGAAGAAACTCACACGAAAAGAGATTAGCGAGGGTCTGGAGCAGATCCCGATCAATCAGATATTACTGGGGTCTAATCAGGCTGGGATCACCTTAACCAAAAAACAAAAGGCATTTGCTGAAGAGGTCGTGAGGACGGGCAATAAGTCGGCAGCCTATCGCAAGACCTACAACCACAAAGGCAAGCCGACCACAGCACAGCGCAACGCTCAGGCTGTCGCAACGAACAACAAGGTCTCAACATACATTCAAGCCCTAGAACAGGCTAAAGAGGCTGAGGCATATCTTTTACCCGCTCGCCTCCGCACCATTGCAATCCATCGTTTGACTGGTCTGGCTCTAAATGAGGACATCCCCCCAGCCCAGCAGCTCAGA